GTTATGCGAGAGAAGGGACTTGAACCCTTACGCCGAGGGCACTAGATCCTAAGTCTAGCGTGTCTGCCAATTTCACCACTCTCGCGTTGATGTTTGAACTATACTAAATATCAAAAAAAGTGTCAATTACTTTTGAAAACTTTTTTTAAGTTTTTTTAGCAGTTCGTTTTGTTTAAGCTTGTTTAACCAAAACCCAAACTACTGAGCCATGAAGGGTTCGAACCTTCGACCCACAGATTAAGAGCCGGTTTAACCTTTTCTGTGTGATTACTTATACCTTGTTTGTTTATATTTTGTCAATACTTTTTTCTTTTTGTATTGTTATGTTTTGTTTATTTTATTTATTTTTCTATTTATTTTTTTTCATTAATTAAATTTTTAACAATGATTTGTAACGCTGAAAATTGTTCATCAGATAAACTTTCAATATCCCCTAACGCTTTAACTCGAGGAGATATACCAGAAATAACAGGAGAATCTTCAAAAAAGGTTTCCATTGGAACTTTTAAAATTTTACAAATTTCGTGCAAAACATCAGCCCTAGGCATATTATCTCGTTTTTTCCAACCTTGATAAATATCATGCCCACCTTTGTCACGTTTTAAAGCTTTATTCATTACCTGTTCTATTGTTTTTCCAGAACTTTTGCACAACAAAGCAAACTTTTCATAAAAATTCATAATTGAATATTACAAAAAAAATGTACATTTGTCCACTTTTTACTTGACAAAATGGACAAGACGACATATATATTTAATTATATGGACAAAACGACACATTTAGAACTAATCAAACGTGTAAACCTGTCCTTTTTACCAGAAGAAGCTCAGCAACTAGATACATTTCTAGAAAAAAACTGCATAAAACTTCGCCCCTGGTTAAAAAAACTTGTTTTACGCGAAATCGGAATAGACCAAGAGTCTATCAACTACATAAACAGGAGCAAAAATGTACAACAAAAACAAAAGTGACAGCCCAACAAACGGCATACAGCTCTATGTTGATGGAATACGCTACAGAAGCTTATTTTCAGCAGCTGTAGATACAGAAATAACTTTCTGTTTGCTACAAAAAAAACTAAAAGCTTCAGAAGGAGCTCCTGTTAAAATTCACGGCAAAACAATAGTCAGCGAAAAATGGCTATTAAAAAACTATGTATGGTTTTTATCTGAAAACCCAGATTTTTTTAAGGAGGCATAAAATGTCAGTACTTGAAGAATTAAAATTTCAAACAATTGAAGTTTTGCTACAAAGACAAACAGCAGAAATACAAGAATTAAAACAGCAAATTGCAGCAACTCAAAACCAATACATCCCAGCTTTTTGCACTTTAGACCAAGCCTGTAAATTAAAAGGAGGCTCAGAAGCTAAAAACTTACACAAAAGAAAATGGCAGCAACCATGTTGCGGCACTCGCTACACACGCTGTAATGGAGTAAGAGTTTGGCCAAGAGCAGAAATATTACGATGGTTACAAGTAACCGACGAAACTCTCGAGGATTACGCCAAAGAAATGGGAGTAAATATATCAAGGTATTTCAAAAATGGCAAAGCCGTATAGGAGGAAACAATGAGCGACATTAACCAACTCGTTATAGAAGGGCATTTAACAAAAAACGCTGAACTATCCTATCTACAAACAGGAACAGCGTTGTGTAGATTTTCCATCGCAAATAACAAAAGCAAAAAAAACACAACAGGAGAATATGAATCTGTTGCAAATTTTTTTGATGCAGAACTCTGGGGGCCATACGCCCAAACAATGGCTCCACATCTAACAAAAGGAAGACACATAGCAATCACAGGAAAATTAGCCCAAGACCGCTGGGAAAAAGACGGTCAAAAGTTTTCAAGAGTGAAAATAGTAGTAGACGAATTACGACTATTCCCACTTAAACAAGAAACACAAACAACCACAACAAGCCAGCCTTCACCAGAAGAAGACCTGGAAACCATACCATTTTAAGGAGAAACCATGCAACAAAAAACACAAACCCAAGCCCAAATCCTAACTCACTCAAGTTTCAAAGGGGGAGCAGGAAAATCAACACTAAACTATCTTACAGGCGTTTTTTTATCACAATACGGCAAAAAAGTCTTATTTATTGATTTAGATCCAAACTGCTGCTTATCCCAAATTGTAAAAAAAATATTTTGCGACGAAACAGCAAAAGACCTAATCTCTGGACTAAACCCAACACCATACAACATAGCACCAAACTTAGACATTATTCCAGGAACTCTAGATATGAGCTTTTTACAAAACATAATGGACACAGCCCTAAAAAACGCTTTAAAAAAAACAAACATAATAAACCAATACGACTGGATAATTTTAGATCCTCCGGGAAGCTGGAACAGCCACACCCGCAATGCAATCTTTGCAGCTGACAAACTTATTATTCCAGGAACAATATCAAGCCTAGATTTTGTAGCAACAAAAAAATATTTTGAACAATTAGAAAACTGCTGCATAAACGCAGACGTCTACGTAGTTTGCAACAAAAGCAACAAAAAACTAAACGAGCCAAACATACTAGAAAAATATCAAGAACAATTTGAGGATTTTTTATGTCCACAAATTATTCCTGACATTTTGTCACTCAAAAAACTAACATCAAATCCAGCCTATACTCTAGCTCCAGCAGTAAAAAACCGCTTAAAAAAATACGTTGAATACATTACTGGAGAAAAAATGGAGGTAGAAAATGCCTAAATTACAACAACAAAACAGCATCGCTAAAAACATACCAATAACACAAATTAAAATCACCAAAAACGTCCGAACAGAGTTTGATACAGTAAAAATACAACAACTTGCAGAATCAATCCAAAAAAACGGGCTATTAAACCCAATAACCGTTAAAAAAATTGGAGAAGACGAATACAACAACGAAATATATGAACTCATAGCAGGAGAAAGACGCTTAAGAGCTCATCAATACCTTTGCGAACAAGGACAAAACTACACACTCATACCCGCCTGTATAAAAACAGGCAATAAACAAACAATGCAGCTCATCGAAAACATCCAACGCGAAAACTTATCACCAGAAGAAACTGAAGCTGCATTGTTAGAAATGATAAATCAAGGACTAACACATACAGAAATATCAAACCAAATATCAAAACCACTAACATGGATAAGTGATATTTTAGCAGGAGCAAAAGTCAGACAAACAGCCACCGCTGCTGGAATAAACACAGAAAACATAAAAACAAAAACACTTTCCCAATTTCGTACAATACCAAAAGACGAAATCCCAGCAAAAATCGAAGAGTTAAAAACCGCTGGAGGAACATTTAGAGCTGCAACAAACATACTACACACACAACCAGCAAAACCACCAAAACCAATGATGATAAAAGTTTCTACAGTTATACAAGAACTACAAAACTATAAAAAATTAAACCCACACAAAACAGAAGCCTGTGATACCTGTGACGATTTAATTTTAATATTTGAAGCATATCAACACCAATAAGGAAACGACATGGAAGAAAAAAAGAGGAAGCCAGGATTTACCTATTTCTGGAGCGAAACACTCAAACAAGAAATTGCAATGAACGACAAAACAGGAAAAGTTTATTGTGAAGACGGCACAGTTTACACACCAGAAGAAATAAAAGCAATACAACAACACCACGGAGAACTTCCTCTTTGCGTCCACATACTAAAAAACAAATTTAAAGGAGAAGTAATAGATGACAGACAAGGAAATAATCGAGCTTCAGGAACAAAACCGGACAATACAAATAAACCTACAAATAACCCAACAACAACACAAACAAATAATACAAAAATGCAGGGAAAAGAACCAGGACTGTTTGACATTTATTAAAAACGCAATAGAAACAGCACTAAAACAAAACTAAAAAAAAGACACACAATATGGACTTTAATTTTTACAAAAAATACTTAATAGAATACCTCAACAAATGCGGATGCAAAGCAGAAAGAGGCTTAATCAGATGCTTTTCTCCAAACCATAACGACAAAAACCCATCCTGCGAAATTTTTGAAGACCATTTTGTATGCTATTCAGGGAATTGCGGAATCCACGGAGATATTTATGATGCAGTAGAAATTTTAGAAGGAATCACCGACAAAAAAGAACAATACACACACCTAGAAAAAATCTTTGGATCCAATTTTTCACCTGCTCCCTTTCCAAAAGCCGCCAAAGAAAAAGAAACATTTACTCCAAATAAAGAATCTTGTACCATATTTGAAAATTATCTCAAAGCTCATAAAAACAAAGAAAAACCGATACTAGACTTTTTAGACCAAAGAGCAAAAAACGCTACAAACAACCAAATCCAACAATACCCAGAGCCAATACGCTCAAAAATGGTAAATTTTTTCTTGTATTGGCAAGGGCTCCAGCAAGCCCGGACAGACGCCAATTTCCCGGCCAGCGTGCTACGCACCGCAGGCATCCCACAAGAGAAAAAAGAAACAGGAATCTCACAATGGGACCACAGCGGAGTCATCATAAAACTAGGACAAGGCTATAAACTTCACTTTTACGACGATAACAACATCTGTCAAAAACGAGGCTCAAAAGGCTGCCAAACCTTCCCAATGCCCTCCACAGAGATTACTGGAGATAAAATCATACTAGTAGAAGGCGAAATGGACGCCATAGCATCTACAGCTGCAGGATTAGAAAACGTATACTCTACAGGAGGCACAAACGGACTAACAAGTCCTAAAATACAAAAATACCTAATAAACAGCCCAGTAAAACAAATTATTATCCTCTACGATAACGACGAAGCCGGCAAAAAAGCATCTGGTTTAATCCCCTACACCCAAGAAGACAAAACCAAACAATCACTTCCAGAACGCTTAAAAAAAGCAGGATTTACAGGCACAATTAAAATAGCACAGCTTACAAAATACAAAGACCCAGACGAAGCAATATTACACGGAGATACACTACACCTCGCCGATGCAATCGCAAAAGCCACAGAATGGACCCCATTCGCTAAAGAAAATGAAAAAAAGCAACCACAAACAACCAAAAAAAACGAAATTAAAAGAGGCACACTCACACTTAAAGAAGTACAATCTTTATGCAAAGAAAAAACCTTGCCAATTACAGCTCTTGATCCAGGAGACATACAGCCATTTATAGATGCACTAATAAACGCAGTACAGCCAGAATTAGAATTAGCAGTTAAAGAAATACTCAGAAGCTGGGGAGCAAAAGAAGCACAACTAAAAAAAGCCCATAAAAAAGAGCCATATTATTTAGTAACATTAGCCAGAAAATATAACCTCTCATATTATTACATTAACAAAATAGAAACGGCCACAATAACCAAAAACGAGCTAGAACAATACACCGACTCCTGTCAATATCCACTAGTAGAAATAGACTACAAACAACTAGACGGCACCAAAGACTTAAAAACTTTTATTTATAAACGAGGCGAAAAATCAGCAGCAGGACTACTAGCAAGAGTTTTGGCCGGAAAATTTATTTATATCGAAACCGAAAAAAAATACTATTTTTTCAATGGTTTAATCTGGCAAAGAAAATCAGAAGTAACAGATATCGCCTATAATATTTTATATTCAATTATTAGACACTATGCCCACGAAACTCAAGATGATGACCAAACAAGAATCAAAGCTCTAAATACTTGTTTATCCAAAATTGAAGAATTTAAATTTTTAAACACCGTAATGAAAGCTCTAGCAGAAAAACCACAAATTTTTAGAGAACAAATTACATTTGACGGTCCACAAATTGCAGAAACATTAACACTACAAGACGGCGTAATTGACTTCTCTGGAAAAGAAATACGCTACAGAAATGCAACTGCAAACGAATACAGAAGAAAAGTATTGCCCTACTCAGTTGACCAAGTACGCCAAGAAAAAACACCAGAAAACTTTTTGAAGTTCATGAAAGGAAACTTCAGAAACGACGACACCCTAGAAACTCTTATGTATTACCTTTCACTAATACCTTCCAGACGTGCACAGTTTAAAGTAGGCGGCATTTTCGTAGGAGTAGCACACACCGGAAAAACTACCACAATGAAAATAATTTCCGAAATCTACCCAGAAATGACAACTCCAATCCCTAGAGAAATGATTATGTCACAAGGAAGATATTCAAGCTCAAACGGTCCTAACCCATACATGGCACGCCTAGAAGGAGCAGGAGCCGGAATCTCCGATGAAACAAAAAGAAACGACTCTCTTAACGGAGCATTATGGAAGCAACTTACTGGAGGAGGAATGCTTACAGCTCGCGGAATGTATGCAATGCCTCGCGACTTTATGCCAACAGCTCAAATCCTTATTTTAACAAACTATTCCCCAAAATTTGACGGAAAGGACCAGGCAACAATCGACCGCATGGTAGTAGTACCCTTTTCAGTCCAGCACAAAAAAGGCGAAGAAGGCACAATGGAAGAAAACGAGCTTCTAGACCTTTTAAGACCAGAATTCCCGCTAGTAGTTAAACTATTTGCAGAATATTACATAAACCTTAAACACAAACACAAAAGTAAAATTCCATTATCAAAAGAATGCGAAGCTTACAAAGCTGACTACGTAGAAAACCAGGAAACAGACCTAGACCGATTTGTTTCTAACAATATTGAGTTTATCAAAGACGAAAACTGCTGGGTAACATTAAAAGATGTATACGCAAGATTTTGTCAGTTTAATCAAATAGATCTGGACCAAAACGGAAAACCACTAGACAAAGAAGCCTGGTCACAATCCAAATTCACACGCTACTTTAAGGGGGACTACAACGAGGTACGAATTAAACAAAGAAAAATTAACGGCTACCCAGAACAAATATGTATCAACATGAAACTAAAAGAATGGGAAGCCCCACAACCAACACAAACCCAAGAAAATTTATTTGCCCAGAAAAAACCATTCCCAGTTTACGAAAACGAAGAAGAAACTGAAGAAGAAAATCCATGGGACTAAAAGGAGCTAACAAATGCAAAACAATTTATCAGATTTAAACAACCACCTTTTTACACAACTAGAAACCTTACTAGACGACGAATTACTTCGAGACGAAAAAAAACTTGATCTAGAAATAAAACGCTCAAAAGCCATTACACAGATTTCTCCACAAATATTAAAAACAGCTTCTGTCCAAGTAACCGCCTTAAAAGTTGCTGGAGAACACAACTTCCTAAATAAAGAAATGCCTGCATTACTTAAAACAAAAGACAGCCAGGAAGAAATAGAAAAACAACGCAAACTACTAGGAGCAAATTAATGGCAGAACTTTACCCTCAGCATATTAAAGATTTTATAATTGCCAACAATCAAAACAAATCTTTAATTGAAATAACAGACCTAATAAACTCTAATTTTAACACAAACTATACATATACACAGATAAAAAGACTTAGAGCAAAATTAAAAATAATATCTGGAATTACAGGAAGATTTGAAAAAGGCCACATACCACATAATTTAGGAAAAAAAGGATTTGCCCCACCAGAATTTTATGCTCAACAATTTCCAAAAGGCCATATCCCCTACAATAAAGCTGAAATAGGAGAAGAAAGAATAACAACAGATGGCTATGTTGCAGTTAAAATAGCACAACCTAACATCTGGAGAAGAAAACACATTTTAGAATGGGAAAAACACCACGGGAAAATTCCTCCAGGAAACACAATTATTTTTCTAGATGGTGATCGAACAAATTGCAACATAGAAAATCTTGCAATTTGTTTCAAGACAAACCCATCTAATCCTGAACAAAAACCAACTTAGAACAACAGACCCAAAACTAACAGAGACAGGCATCTTAATTGCTCGAGTAACAGAACAACTAAACAAACGACAAAAAGGAAAATAAAACCTTATTAAATATGTAAATCCCGTCGTTGACGGTTAAATATTCTGGTAGCAGCTTCCAAAAACAGCTGCAAAATCTCTCCATTAGAGTAGTAGCTTCGTCGAAGAACTACTCTAAACAAAAAAAGAGATTAGAAAATACTTCTTTAATCTCTAGATTTTCAAAACCCTTTCTCGCATGAGAAAGGCATCAAGCGACTAACCGGCTACACAGGTTAGAAAAAAAATATATATAAATTTTAGTAATAACCTTTCTAGTAGGTAGTTCTATGCTGCAATTTGGACAACGCATAAAAACAATTCCATAGAACGCGGGGAGACACAAAGAACAACGTGCGAAACTCAAAACTAGAATTTTTATTCCAGGAGACAAAATGAGTAACTTACTAACAGAAAAATCAATTATTATAGACACAGAAACTACAGGCCTAACACCAGGAAAAGACGAACTATTACAAATTGCAATCGTCGATAACACAGGGAAAATCCTTTTTAACGAATACATAAAACCTACAAAAACAACAGAATGGCCAGAAGCCCAAGCCATCAACGGCATCTCTCCAGAAAAAGTAAAAAAATGCAAACCATTAAAAAAATACAAAAGAAAATTATCAAAAATTTTCAAAAATGCTACCACAATAATAGGCTACAACACCAAATTTGATTTGCAATTTATAGCAAACGATATAGACATATACACAGAAAGCCAGATTATTATTGATTTAATGCCACGATTTGCCAAAATCTACGGAGAAAAAAGAAAAGACTTCCCAAACGAATACAAATGGCAAAAACTATCCACAGCAGCAGAATATTATGACTATAATTTCACCCCTCACGACGCCTTAAATGACGTACTAGCCACCTTACACATTGCGAAAAATCTATTATAGACCCACTTAAGGAGCAAAAAAAATGCAAAAAAAACTAAAAATTTTTATTTCTGGACCAATTTCAAACGACCCAGATTACAAAGAAAAATTTAACAAAGCTGAAAACGAATTAAAAAAACTAGGTTTTGCAGTAATGAATCCTGCAATATTGCCACCAGATTTTGACTGGCAAGACTACATGGACATTACAATTCCAATGCAAAATATTTGCGACATAAGTTATTTTCTTCCAAACTGGGGAAAATCCAAAGGAGCAAAACAAGAACATTTTAACGCAGAATATAGACTGCAACCAATTTTTTATTCCATCAAAGACATAAAAAACGCATTAAAAAACAACACAATACTAGACTAAGGAGAAAAAAAAGAATGACAGATTTACAGTTGAAAAAATACATTGATAAAGCGGATAATTTTTTTTACAAGTCTTATTCAGCATTAGAACCTGTAATATTAGAAGCACAAAAGTACACAGATATAGAACTGCATTTACAACACGTAGAAGGCTATAGTTGGTGCTTTAGTTTTGATTATGATTACGGATATAAACTAGACTCTCATTTAATGCCTATTGAATTTTTCTTTAACGCAATAAAGGGTAAAGAAAAAATAACAAATGACGATTTGTTACAAATTTGTATTTAACTAAGGAGAAAAAAACATGAAAAGCCCATCAAACGAAACAAAATACGATGACAAACTATTTTTTCAAATAATTTCAGACAGCCTAAAAAAATTATTTATTTGTCCCTGTGAAAAACCATACACAATAAAAAAAACAAAAAACACAAACATTCAAATAGAAAAAACAGGCACACACCCAGTTTTATCTTCAGCTGCTGGAAAAATTATTCACACTTCAGAAGATACTCTAATCCTGGAACACGAAAACAACATTTATACAAAATACACAAACATACGACCAACCCTCTCCACAAAAGAAAAAATAAAACAAGGCATAAAAATTGCAGAATTTACAAACACCTTTTCTTTTTCAATTATGATCAAACCTACAGATTTAACTGGAGATACAAATGTTTAACGCCAACGGCTCAATAGACCTGAAACCCTTTGCCACCGAAAAAGAAAAAACCGAAGATGGAAGTTTTGTTATAATCAATTTTTACAAAATTGGAGAAGAAAAAATCACATATTCCCTACAAGCAAAAATACAAAAAAGAATATATGCAAAATATCCACACCCAGAAGACCGCCTTTTTTCAAACAAAGTAGATGCCCGATTAGATGCAGATGAACACCTTAAAAACTTTTGCTTTGCCAACAAACTAAAAAAACAATATTTCAGACTACGACAAATTTCCCAGCCAAGCCTATTTGATGATTTAGTATAAAAAGGGGATAACTCAAAAGCTATCCCCTTTTTATTATTTTTGATTTAATGCCAAATCAATTAAATACCGGCTCAAATCTGTTGACATTTTCGCTCCCTATTCAATTATTGCATCTAAAAAATCGACCTCTCGAATAATAGATATTTTATTTCCTTGTTTTCTCATATTAACTGCTTTTTCTACTTTTCTCCCATAAGTACAAAAAGCCCAACACGGATTATTTTTTTCACAAATAATTAAATAATCAGTATTTAATACCACAGTATCATAAAAATGTCCACCTCGACACTCTATCGCATTTTTTAATTCTGCTCTGGACATAGATGATGATACACCAGTAAAAACAAAATTTTTATTTTTAAACTCAATTTGCGGATTTATTGTACAAATTCCACCAATACACATTTCTTTTTTCTTTTCTTTTATTTTACTAAAATCAATATTAACGGAATCAGACTCAACAACAAAATCAGAAATAAAAACCTTTAATAAATCCTTTTCTTCTTCTGTAATCACTTTATCTGCTAGAATAGAAACAATTAAAGACTCTAACTCATCAAATGGATAAACGCCAACAAGTTGCTCGTTTTCAAAAAGCCAATTCTCTAACTGAACTACCTCTTCTTCAGAAATTTTATTGTCTGCTAGAATACCATGACATATACCAGCTAAAACTTGAATATCATTTGTTATAACGTCTCCATAGTCAGAAGAATCTTCTATTTTTTTTAACAACCACATAAAATCATCCATTTCTTCCTCAGTAATGATTTTATCTTTAATTATTTCTTGAACTAGAGGAAAAAGCTCTGTAAAAGGCCATTTTTCTTGATACTCATTATGCATTTTTATCCATGAAACTAATTCTGTAACCTCTTCACTATTTATAATTTTATCAATGCCAATTCCTATAATTATCCCCTTTAACGTATTTAAAATCTTATTTCGTTCAATTTTTCCAGTAAATCGTCTTAACTTCCATAATTCTTCTTTCTCTAGCATAAAAACACCTCTTGCTTTTCATTCTATACCAGATTTTCAAAAATAACCACATAAAACCACATAAAACGAAAAAAAATACTTGACTTTTTCACTTTCACACTCTATTCTGAAAATGCAAACAACATACACGCGGATAACCGCACCCGATAGAAGCGGCTTTTTTATGCCCAAAACCTCTTTTAAAAATAAAGTTTTCTCTTTATTTTTTTTGCGTAAAAAAGTATAATGCTGTTAATTTGGCTCGGACTATTCAGAAGACCGCGAGGCTCTGAGCTCCACCGTGTATGGAGTTTGCAATAGTACGGGCTTTTTTTATGCCCTAAATCTTAAATACACGGAGGTTACAAAATGCCTGCAAAGCAAATTAGTAACACAAACAAAGAGCTACTAGCTCGACTTCATTCTCTTGCCTCATCTCTTATGGCAATTCTTCCAATTTCTGCAAAAGAAACTCCAGAAATCATCCAAACAGTAGACTCTACAATCAACGATTTTACAGCCTACGTACAAAAAGGAGCTTTCTAATGTCAGACAAAGAAAACAAAAAGCCAGAAGACGAAATCGAAAACTTCATCCTCCCACAAAAATTAGATCCTAGAGCTCTTAACGTCAACGAGTTTACAGATGGCATTCCTGGTTACAGCCTTTCAGATGACTCTGTAGAAATCCTTAACACCTGCATAGAAAAATGTCGGCTTTACGGTAATTTACTCATCAACATCTGCGAAGACCCTGTAATCACACAAAACGCCCTCTCAGACCTAGGATCTGAACTTCTCCTAGTCGCTTCAATGATTAGAGAAGTTATGGAAATGGAAGAAGCTGTAGATATTAACGGCGAATAAAAAAAAATGGAAAAATAACCATATTTTAAGAGGTTTTATGGTTATTTTTCCACCTAGTTAATATAAAATATCAAAAATTAAAATAAAATTGATTTAAGACCCTTTTTTTTGCGTCTAAACCACTAATCCCAGTCTCTATCAAAATAGTATTTTACAAGCCGACCAGGTTTTTCATCATCAGCCGTAAAATAAAAATCCCCAAGCCTACACCACATAGAAGGATTATCAATAGAAACCCCAGATTTTTTTAACGGCGTAGCTGTATCATAATACATAACATGCATAGCAGCTCTAAGCATTTCTGGAGTATAAGGCTTTTTAGAAAACTCATAATCCAATTTAGATGCAACAGATTTTACATCTTCCAAAGACCACTTCACACCTTTTTCTTCCCCTTGATACAAAGAAAAAATTAATTCATTGCATAAATCAGGAATTAAAACATCTCCATAAACCTTCATGTAAATTTGCTTATAAGCTTCAGCAATTCCAACCTTATTACGCAAACACTTCACCATAATTTCAACTACAGCTTTTCTGTCTACGCTTTCTTCTTTCATAGCTTTTTCGACCAAATCTTCAATATCAAATTTCATTTCTTCCTCCATGGAAAAATACTCTTTTTTTTATCTGCAAGAATTTCATATTGAACCTCTTGCAAAGCCGGCAAGTTATCTTCAGAAATTATTCTAGGATCTATTTCTGTAGAAGCCACAGAAACCAAATCCAAAGCAGTTTCTACAGAATTTTCTTCAGTAATCCTTTCTGATGAAACACCACCTGCCTCTTCAGTAGCCAAATTTTCAACCGCTCGAGCTGCATTTTGTTCAATCACAACCTCCAAAGAAGGCTGAGAAACAGGAACACTACTAACAACCCGCGGTCTATTTTGACAGTGAAAAGGACAAATAAAACAATTCCTTATACAGGCAAATTGCATCATCTCATACATCCACAGCGAAAATATGGAAAATTAACCAGCTGTAAATGAGCAGTTCCTCCAGAGCCATTAGTTCCATAATAAGCTTTAATAACAGCTCTTGAGCGAAGATTTGCTCCATAAAGAATGTTTCCATATTTGTCATATACTGGAACCTGCACACCATTTACCAGCATGACAACCGGCAAAGTAGCACCAGCAGAAGGCACAGAGCCAGTTAAAACAAAACAAACACGCCCTTCATTTTCTACAGATAAAGCAGCTCCAGGAGTCAAAAGCAAGTTTGTACCAGAAACAGAAGCTGTAACTCCTACCAAATTAGTACATCTATTACAATTCATTTTAAACCTCACTAAAAAATAGAAAATATAAAATCAGGGCTGCAAAAACACAGCCCGAAAAGTCATATCACAAAGATAGAACCAAAACAGGAACTAATACCAGCCACTAGCAGCCCCAAAACAACCACCGCCACAGCCTACCCCAGCATTTGCATAAGGCACAAAGTGACCTAGACTATTTAAGATTGTTTGAGTTTGGCTAATATTGCCAAGTTGTAGCTGAGCACTTTGAAGCTCTCTTTGAACAGCTTCACGGCTATCACGCAAATCCTGAATCTTGTTTTCAGTGATTAAAGCTCTAGTGGCTTCACCTTCTGCATGTATTGCAGTAGTAATCGCACAAGTATTTTGAGCATTTTCAAAACGCACAGCATCAATATTGCGATTAGTTTCACAGCAACACTTTTGAGACTCAAAACTAGCTTGAGCAATAGCAGACTGAGTTGCATACCCTTGCTGAGTGATTGCCATTTGAACACCAGAGAAACCATTACAAAGATTAGTTTGCATGTCTCTCATAGCACCATCCAAAGTTTGGAAATTAAGCCCGTCATAAAGCTCTGCACGAGTCATAGCTCCCTGAGCTGCATAATCTCCGCCCCAACCATTCATCCCTCTGAACATACTCATCCAAACTAAGTACACAAAAGGATTATTCCACATGTTGTTATTGCCATTTAAGGCCATAACATCTGCCGCTGTCATCTCCGACATGAGCACCTCCCAAACTGATTAAAAATCAGTTTTATAAATTTTTAAGCTGAGCAATCCCAGCATTTATAACCTCATCAGACATTCCCATTTGTTTTGCCTGTTTTTTCATTCTTTCCAAATAAGAATCATCAACTTTTCCCATCATTTCTTTCATCTTGTTTGGATCAAATTCTGGCACAGGCACCCTGTTATTCATTGGAACATTAAACATATTGTCATAAGAGTTTTGAATCATAGACATCATTTGTTTCTGAAAATTCATTTTTTAGCCTCACTTTTATCTTTATCAGCTTTTTCACTTTTTACTTCAGCAGGTTTATTTTGCTGTAAAAAATTAGCCATTAACATCTGCAATTCACCCACCTGCTTTTTAAGCTCCACAACATCAGCATTTTGACTCATCCCTCCAGCAATTCCTGGAACACTATCCTCAGGCAAAGCTACCTGCTGATAAGTATGCTTTTTAATGGACTGAATCCCCATAGCATCAACAGTTTTAATAAAAAACACATTTTCCCTATCATCAAACAAAAGAGCAACAAAACCCGGCCGCAAAGGGAAAGCCTTTACAGCGTCAAGCCCACCGCTTACAAGAGAATAAATAACATTGTTTTGATTTTGATTTTGCTGACCAAACATATTTGGATACAACTGCCTAAAAACTGGATTATTTCCAGCCTGTTGCTCCAACTGGTCTAAACGATTTTGAGTATTTACACTAAAAAAGTTTTGTGGCATATCCGCACCTCATTTATAATGCCAATATACGCCTACAAAACCCATAAAAAAAGATTGTAAAACTATAAAATTAAGTTGTATTTTCTTCAGATAATTGCATTTTACAACACAATTCTAATTCGCTCTTACACCCATTTTTTTCAATAGCATTTTTTAACGATTTACTAACAAGCTGCTGAGTACACCTACACTCAGCAGCAATTTCTTTTTGACGCTTACCATCAATAAGCCCAGACAAAATAACTTTTTCAAATTCAGTTAAATTCAACGGTACGCAAGATTTTTCAACCCTACGCACCGTTACAACGTATGTCTCTATTTTTTCCATAAAAACACACTACAACCACCCCAAACCCCAAAACTATCTACTTTATGTTAGATTTTGGTTAGGATTTTTAAAATAAATCTTTTTATATACCCTTTGGTTTTATGTTCATTTATTTTGTACTCCTTATTTACCTCTGCTGTATTTTACAAATTCATAACCAGTTATAATAAAGTTTCCATAAATTTTGCCAGCAGGGTTAGAATATATATAAACACTATTAGAACCCACACCAATGGAACACTGAGTGTCCTCATTATTATTTATGAACTTTATGAAGCCACCAAAAGAAGTGGCACCATAAGGAACCGGTGAAGAATCATACTCTGTAATCTTTAAAAGTATTGGTAGAACTACACTAATATAACTATTACTAGTTAAATTACGTACATAACCATATATCTCTTTGTACCCATCCGCGTATAGTTTGTAAACGATTTCCTTTGTTTCCCTTGCTTCCATCTCAACAACTGGATTACCTACTATCTCCCAATACGTGCCATCATATACCAATTCTAGTATTATGCCACTGTTCCAACTGTAAGCTCCTGATGTTAAACTTCCGCATAATTCATTAAGCGGTAAAGTCTCTGCACCTCGTCTAACTCGGATTAATTTATCCCCCGTGGAGTTTACATTAAGAGTAGGATTTGCTGCTTTATTACCTTTTGGAAATCGAACACGAATACAAGTACCTACTCCAAGATTGTAGCCTGGTGCAGAGACTGTTTTTGCGGCGGTTTCTATTGATGTAGAACATGTATAAACAAAGCCGTTTTCTTGGAGTAAGTTTTTCCAACATCCCCATTTAACAAGTTTACTAATACTATCGTAATAAGAAGTACGAGTAAATATTGCCCCCGATATATACTCATAAACAATTTGACATGTAAAGTCTGTCAGCAGCTGTATAACTTCCATTGAAAAGTTTATACACGGTGCGTTTGCGTATTCTGTATTACCAATAGCGTGATATCGTCCTGTAACTGTGTAATCGTTGAGGTTTGCCCCTTCAATCAGCAAGACTGATTGAAGTCCTTTTGCTTTTCCATTGTAATTACTTGCGGTTAGTCCGAGAACAGATGAGATTTTGCCTTTTATGTATTCCCATAATTTTACAGTTTGTCTTATAAAAATGTTATCCGTCCCTAGACCCACCAGAACACTACCATCCTCAAAGGAGGCTTCACAAAATTTTGCTTGATTGACAACAAGTTTTTTATGTGCTTCTTCAACTGTTGTTGCCCCTGTTCCACCTTTAGCAACATCCAAAACCCCTGTAGCGTTTCCAAGGCCCTTTGCTCTTTTTTCTGCATCATCAACATCGCTTTTTCTCGCAATATCATCACCCTCCAAAGGAGCCGCAACCTTTGCCCGTCCAAACTCATCTCTAGTTACAATTTGCCCAGGGCTCGCTTCAACGGTTGCCCCATGAGCATCAGTACCTCTTAAATCAGCATGAGCTTTAGCCGGGTCATCTATCAGCTTTTTTATCGCATTTAATGTATCACTTTCATCTGCATTGTCTGGCTCTCCAGACAAACCATTTACAGAACCATAAGCTTTTTTAAATATTGCCTGTCTTGCTCCATGTATATCATTCATCATTGTGTCTAGCCATGGCGTCCCATCATAACTTTCACTACTAGAAGCATTTACAGCTTTTCCTGCTGGATATTTTTCATCTGTTTCATCTACATAGTCACTATAATCTTTGTCTAGTTTAATCAATTTTATACCTCCTTATATCCATTGAATAAATAATAGACACCCTGTTTGCACAGGTTTAATTTTTAAAACCAAATACTCTATATATTCTTTCCATTTCTTTTCAACCATAATTTTTTGACAATAAACTATTTCGCCTATTGAATTTCTTACAACTCCACCGCAAACAAAAAAATATTGCTCCCAATACCTTTTATCAACCGGTATATCATACAAACTTTCTTTATCATTTTTAATTAATCCAGGAACAAAATCTGCATCTCCTCTTTTAAAACCGCACAAAGCTTCTTTATTTCCACAACACATTACTTTTTGGCCACAAATTGCTACCATAACTGCATTGGCATCTCTAGGATTTTTCACCGGATTATTTTCTATAACTAATATTTTATTATTAATTTTTTGTAACAAAGCCTGTAAATATTGTGCAGTTTGGCCACCCTGACTACTTTGCCACAAAGCAGATAAAAGTCCCCTTTGTGTTTCTCCAATTTGATTTGCTGAAAAAATCACTCCAAACTGTTTTTCCCACTCACTTAATGCTCTGGTAGTTGCTGGGAAAAGATCAAAAAAAACCTCTTCTGTATTTTTTTTTACATCCTCCGGCAAAATAGACAACCCTTGTACAAAACTTTTTAATAATCCTTTTTCAATTAATCGAAAAGCTTTCCCTAAAGGGAAAAGCAATTTTAATACATTAAAAAAAATCAAACCTCTACCCCATTAACAAAAAAACTGCCTAGTGCAGATAGCTCACCCATACCTAACTGATAAGCATCTATACTTTCTCCACTCTTTTTTATATCAACATTATCAAAAGCTCCTTTTAATCCTTCTGCAATGTTATTACATATTCCAATAACATTATTTAGACTAATTCTGTCCCTTCTTTCTGCTTCAGTAGAAAGACCTCTAACCCATGGCTCTCTTTCTTTAAAATATGTTTCTACATTACTTTTAGCCATTTCTCTAAAATTAATTATATCTGCACTTTCATCATAACCTGTGATATAAACATCAAATAAAGTAATAGAGACCGGCCTAACATTTTTGTATGACAAATCCCCAAGAGGATCTAAAACAGCTCCAATCGGTTTTCGAGCTTCTCCCGTTTCTGGATTAAATGAACAAGTTTCTCCTACAGCAATCAAAATTTCTTTAGATGGCACTCTATCCGAGAACATTTCTTCAGCCCCTACAACATAGATTAAAACACCAGCCGAACTTTCTTCATCTTTGTAAATATAAGTTTGATACACACCAGGAACTTCAGCAGCCCAATTTCTATAATCAGACAAACTACCACCTTGAGGCAAAGCCATCCATTTCTGTTTTACTCGCCGCCTATATTTTTCAGCACTTTCTGCATCTACAGCCTCATTATTAACCTCAGTCACTAAAGCCTTTCTTTCCACATTATAAAGAGGAGACACAAACTGCAATTCATCTCCAGTAACCAAATTTCCAACAGTTCCAGCTTCAGCACATTTTACAGCAATAACTTCTTCCATATTTGCTAAAAACTTTGTTTCTGTAGTTATATAAATTTTCCCAGTAGCAGCATTCCTAAGCTGACATCCCTCCTCTAAATAAGTTCTAACAGCTGTAACCTTAATCCGAGCCTTTCCAGCCCATTGCGTAGCTTCAGAAGGCTCTCCAACACCTACAAGCCCTCCCCACATAACAAGAGGGCGTATTTTACGACCTAAAACCTCAATCTCATCAAAAGTAGCCGTATCAACAAACATCTGTAAAAACATCCAAGCCTGTTGCTTATATAAAGTAATATAAACCCCAGCCATAACTTTTGATAAAACCCTAATAAAACTTTTAGGCAAGAGCCTAAATTTAACATTAAGCTCTTGCTCAAGCCCCGCCACAATCAACTTATAAACACTTTCAACAGTCTTATTTTCATATGCCATTATTTATTTCCTCCCAGTTTACCTTATAAGAGCTTTTTTCAATCAGTTCCCCATCCTTACGAATTATAACCTCAAGCTCACATCTAAACCTATCTACAACTTTAATATCCGTTATAATTTCATCAGCAATGCCTTCATCAACCATCCAAGCTAAATCCTCTTTAGCAGCTTGTTCAGCAAGTAAAATATTTTTAGTCGTTAAAGGCAAAGATTTAATAATTGCCTGAAAACGACTCACAATCTTTTCTTTTTCAGAAGTTTCTGCAAACCGATTGCCCCACCAAGTTTTATTATTATCAACACGACCGCCATCTTCCACATTACCCCCAAACAAAGACAAATAAGCAGCCGTTGAAAATTTCCTGTCAGCAATCACAAGCCCATTAACAACAGAAATTTCCCCACCATCATCTGTATCAAATAAAAAAACATCACCTTCAAAAACATCACTCATTATCCAATCTCCACACTATCAGACCCTTCTTCAATAGTCCCTTCAACAGTTACCGGACTAGTATTGGGAACCCCAACAGCAGGAGACCCAGCACCTCCAGAAACAGTAGTAATAAAAGCCCCAGCGGGGATAGTTACCTTAACCTTATCCCCTTTTCGAGCCGCCGCCTTGCCTCCACCCTGAACCAACACCTTAGAATCAGAATCAATAGTAATATCAGCAGCCGCCATAAAATTTAATTCCCCATCCTGAAGCATCTTAATCAAAGCCATAGCTTCATTGTTTTCATTCCTAGAATATAAGATTTTTTCTCCAGGATTAGCTCCTTGAGAAACCGACAAAACCCCAGCCGAAACATACCGACCAGTCCCATCCACCTTTACCAAAATAACCCTATCAGCTGGTAACGGCGGGGAATCATCCCCAGAAGGTCCATATTGCCTACAAAGCTGATTTTTCCCTAAATAACTTTCTACTGTTTGAACAATAAACTTTTCAATTTCTGTTTTAATTAAACGCCCTATTCTACCCATGGCAAAACCTCCGGTAACTTTCCATCTAAACTACCAGGCAAAATTAACTGCATAACAGTCTGTAACCCCTCAGTATCTGATCTTATCAATTCACATTTATATACTTGAAATTTTGTATCTCTATAAATCATAGCTCCAGGAGAAAAAACACTCACACACATACCTTTCCTGTATAAAGTCCCTTGAGCATCCCTATGCCCAACCACCGTAAGCTGATAACTAACACAATTTGCAAACATCCTTCCTGCTTCAGCTTTTACCGCTTCTTCAACTCCAGCTGCATCCACATCATCCAAAACAACAGATAAAGGCCTAAAAACTCCAGCCCTAATCAAAAAACTATTTTCATAAGTATAAGACCCCGCATCAGCTTCATCCTCTGTTTTAGTAAACCCAGTAATATGCGAAAACATACCTTGAGCATCAAAATTAGGCTTACAAGAAAAAGAAGGCAAATTACCTTCAACAAAAGAAGCAGAAACATTTTCCTCTTTTAATTTCCAAAATTTAAGCATCCCATAAACAGAATTAGTAAAAATAAAGCCACGCTGTTTTCCAAGCTTTATTAAAAACTCTAAAAGCTTTTGACCAGGCTCATATTCAACCTGTTCAAAAACCTCACCAGAAAACTCAGAAAACTCACAGCGAATCCCAAAAGGCTCACACACATCAGAAGCAATTTGCTCCAGCGTCATATTGCTATAACAAGGCGGATATTTAGTTTCTGGAAGACAACAATCATTTAACACACCACAAAGCGGATACCCTTGAATAGTAATAGTCTTAGAATCAGGATTAACCTCAGGAGCAGAAGTTAAAAGCCTTCCAGTAAACAAAATTTTCTTATCATAATAAACAGTACATTGCTTAAAACTAAAAGGCAAAAAAACACGCCTTAAATCCTTGTTATCATCCCAAACCGCCGAAAAAGAAAACAAGTCCATAGAATCAACAGGAAAAGAAAGCCTATATCCAGTAAAACCAGTAAAAAACTCCCCATCAATTAAAATAGTAATATCCTGAGATTTTCCCTCATTCAAAACAACAGGCGTTTTATTCACCACCGCAACAGGAATTTCCACATCTTCAGGAATAACCAAAACATCCCCCACATACAACACAGGAGAACCATCTGAAGCTTTTTTTCTATTAGTTAATTGAGGATTAGCATTTTTTATCTCACGCCACTTTTCATGAGTACCAAAATACTTATTACTAATTTTAACCAGCGTATCACCAGAAACAACAGTATGAACCTTAGCCATAATAAACCACCTGCCGTCCCATTGGAATTACCGCAATTTCATCATAAGTTAAATTATTATCAACAATAAATTCATCAAGTCTATCAAACCCACCATAAAGCTCAGCAACTAATTCAATAACCTGCCTATCACGCCCCAAAGTCAAAACCTTTTTAGAAGGCAAATCAAAAGAAAAATTAACAATCATTTGCAAAGAGTTAATCACAACCTCTTGCATAGCATCATAACCCAAGCCAACATCAACAAACAAATCTTTGCTTATCTTATTATCACAAAAATCAACAGTATTTTCATACAAATCAATAAGCTCTAAAACAGTGTTAATTACCTCATCCCTGGACCTAAAAGCTGCATTATTACCGCCAACACTTCCACCCGAAGCACTGTCTACAGTTCCACCCCCAGCCATAGCAGAAGCTACACCAGAAGTCAAACTAGCAACCAAAGACTGAACCATCAACCGAGTAGCTACAAATTGATTTTTCACAGCAACAAGCCCCACTGGGTCTCTTTTATATGTATTAATTAAATCTCTTATAGTAGAGCCATAACTTTCAACCTTACCTAAAACACCAACAGCTAACTTAGAAGGTAAACGGCACAAAGTAACAACCTTTTCCCCATATTCAACCGCTTTATTTACAATATCATTTATATCACCGCCCACACCCTCTAAAACCTGCTGAAAACGAGTCCAAGTAGATACAGATTTTTTAGCAGTATCTGAAACATTATCAGATAATCCCCTTACCTGCTCTTTTAAAGTTCCTTGAATCTTTATTACATTAGAAACATTCCCCAAATCCAAATCAGAAGCAAATTCTACCACAGCAGAATTACTAAATTTTTCCATTGCAGAATCAATTAAATCTTGAGTAACAACCTTACTAGCAGGAAAAGTTTTATCAATAATAGTTTCAGCAAAAACAACTTTAACAGAAGAGTAATTTAATTCAGTAGATAAATTATCAGTTCTTTCAATCGTTCCAGTAGGAACAACCTTATGAACCCCATAAATTGGATGCTGAAGCTCACCATATCCCCTCTCGCAAAGACCCGCTTCAAAGCTATCAGCCAAAGAAAAACAATCAGCTCCAAAAAAAGTACAAACCAAAGGGAAACGCCGCCCACCAACACCCAAAGAGTCAACCAAAGCACCATCAACTTCTGGAAAAGTAAAAGTTGCTGTTTTTAAATCAGTTTCTTTAGTTAAACCAGTGCCATAAGTAAAAGAAAAAGATTTTCCAGAAGGAGAAGTATAAGTTGCATCTTTAATTTCATCTTGCCACATATCAAAAGGTTACAACTTTTAACCCTTTCAAAACTATATAAAAAAAAGGCACCACAGAAAAAAACTGTAGTGCCAAGAAATTAGCAATGGAAACTAAACTATAAAATCTTACCTAAAACATACTGACTAACCGGAACACCTTCCAAACTAGCCAACCGCTGTATCTCTTTTTTTTCTTCAGGAGTGACCTTTATATAAATCGACTCCGATTTTTTAACCTCTTTAGTAGTCCCTACAGGCCTACCAGTTTGATTTTCTCGCTTACCGCCCCAGCCGTTATTTGCCATTTTTCTTCTCCAAAATAAAAACAACCACCTTACAAACAACAGCAAGACCTAAACATACAACCAAAGCAATTTTTAAACCAAACATTTGACAACCTCCAAAAATTAAAGTATTGTAAAGAGGCAGGGACTCTCTCCGAACCCTGCCCCACCATTATCTTGTTACTGGAATAACAAGATAATAGCTAGAATCAAGCTTGCGATTGAGCAAATATCACCGACAGTCGCAAGCACTTTTCTTATCGTTTCCATTGCTAACCTCCTTATGTTTTAATAATACATCAATCTTGTTTTTTTGTCAATACTTTTAATCAAGTTTTTTTATTTTTTATATAGTTTTTTATATTTTTATCCTTAAAAATAAAACAGGAGGCAAAATATGGAAAAATTCACAATCGACATAACAAAACCAAACGCACTCGCAAAAGCAACAGAAAAAATCCTTGAATCAGTCCAAACAAAAACCACAAAAGCTGCAATCAACACAGTAAACATACAAGCCGCAATGACACGCAAAAACGCAATAAAAAACATCCACGAAGATTTAACAATCAGAAACACATTCTCAGAGCGATCAATAGTTTTTACACAATGCCCAAAAAACACAAAAAACTATAATAAAATCCAGTCACAAGTAGGAGCTTTAGAACGTGCCGACTACATGGAACGCCAGGAAGAAGGAGGCAAACGAAAACCAAAAAATGGCACACACCTTGCAATCCCTACAACCAAAGCTCGCGGCGGCGTTAATACAAACTTGATTAGAAAAAAATATAAACTCGGACAAATCCAAACAGTAAAAGCTGATAATTCTAACAGAAATTTTAGAAGCAAATTAGTAGCTAAAGCATTTATAGCCTGGAAAGAAAACAAAGTAATCAGCTACAACAAAGGAATCTTTGCAATCACAAACTTTCAAAAAAACAAAGATACAGTATCTTTTGAAATGCACAAAATCTACACCACAAACTACACAGAAACAAAAACCCCAGCCACCCCATGGCTAGAACCTGCAACCCTATACCCAGCAGAACAACAACAAAATATTTTTAACAACGAAATGAAAAAATTAAATTAAAAAATTGGAAATTTCCAATTTATAAAAACAAACTGGAAATTTCCAATTTATAAAAAATCTATAAAACCAATTTAGTTTGCAAAGCTTCCTGCAAAACCTGACTAAAATTAAGCCCTGCTTTTTCAGCCAAACTATTTAACCAGGAAGGGATAGTTAAAGTCTTTTTTACAGCCTTATTATCAAACTGTTTTCTCCATTTTTCAGTATCAGCTAAAACAAGAGAAACAATCCCATCAGTTTTTATATCAGAAATACTACTAGCTACAGGAACAGATTGCCCTGCATTTTCGTATTCAACTAACATCATAGCTATAGCATCTTCAGCCATCAAAATAGCTTCAGCCATATCATCACCAAAAGAATAACATCCTGGAATATCTGGAACAGACACACCAATTTTGCCATCATCATCTTCAAAAACAACTGGATAAACATATTTCATTTTGTACCCCTAAAAAACCGTGCTTTTATCTTAAACCATTCCAAACTTTACCTGTAAAGTTTCCTGCAAAACCTGACTAAAATTAATTCCCATTTTTTCAGCTTTTACATTCATCCATTCTGGCAAAGTTATATTTTTTCTTACATATCTTGTTTCTCCAGTTAATTCACATTCAACCAAAGACACAAACCCAGCCCCTTCAAGCTTTACAGTGCTAATACTAGACGCTACCGGTATATCTTCTCCAGACTCTAACAAAGTTATTAAATAACCAGATAAACTTTCCTTAGAGTTTTTTATTACCTCTTGCTCAGTTTCCCCTTGAGAAAAACAACCTGGCAAATCTGGAAACTCAGACCAATACCCACCAT